TTATAAATTAATTTACAGTTTTGTAAAGTGCTCGAGTGTAGTCATAAGGACCTACAGTCGAGGTTGAAGTTTGCGTTGGAGCTGAAAGCAAACCAGGATATCCGCCGCCAGCAGAGAATTGATTCAAAATACTATCCGGACCAATTTGGTAGCAATTAAAATTAGGGGCCGTACCATCTTGTCGAATAGCTGGCATAATGACAGTTGGAGCAAAAACTTGATAACCAGCTCTACCCACATCGTCACAACAACTAAAGATTTCTATAGCAATAGACGGCAAGATTGGAGCTACAGTAGGCACATACTGAACGGGTTCAGCAATTTTCAAAACAAGATATCCCATAGAATTATCACCGTTATTAAAAGAATAATTATTAGCCGCAGGATAATAACCCTTAGACGAGTTACCAACGAATCTATAAGGTGTCATATGTGGTACCTCAATTTCATAGGTATGAACACCCATTAACATTCTGTCTGCATTTGCTCCGGCAGATAAAGACACGTCAGTGGTGGTAGACGAGACAACATAATTAGGTTTGTCTTGACACACTGTTTGGGCCAACAATACACCATTTACTTGCGGGTTAGTTTGGAGCTCGGCATACTGATAAGTTGCATCAACTGCAGCACGGTATGCTGTATTCAAAGGAGCATTAGTTAACTCCGGAAAAGGAGCTGTAGATCTCCAAGATCTACCACCCACAATATCGGTATTATAACTATGAAAACCTGGTGGAACATAATATAATTCTCCCAAAGTAGTGCCAACTACTGAAATTTTAAATCGAGCACCACCTGAATAACCAAGAAACATTTGATTAATTAACTTTGCCGTATTAACAGGTAACGCAGTAGTGATACCAAATGGACCAGCAGGGGTTATACGAGGCGACTTAACTCCTATTAAATGAGCTACATCGAGCTGAAAAGCACCTCTAATATTAGCCAAATCTTGTGAGGTAAAACGTTGATAAAATGCCCTAGTCCACCTACGCATATGATCTCGAACACTAACTATAGGCCTCAAATCTGTAGGCTTTACCATTACTTGCTCATGCTCCTGCAATAAAACTCCATCTTGCTCTTCAACTTCAGCTTCCATTTTATACAAAAATTCATCACCAAGATTAGGATATTTAAAATCTAGTGCTCCATCAACGCCCTCTATTTTATCAGTTACAGATTTAATAACATCTTCCTCCGTTACAACCATACCACGACTAATGGGAGATTCCGATGAATATAAACTAACCAGTAAAGGTCTAGTATTATAACCAAACAGTTGAAAGTCCTCACCAGCTGATATATAAACATTAAATTGAACTGATGTTGGAACCGCTCCATTAACAACTAGTGGTTGATGCACATAAATATAATACATACCATGCTGTAAAGCATTAAACTCAAAATCCGTTGAGCACGGTAATTGCTCCAATGGTGAAACATAAGGCAAATCAATTGTATGAACTTGGTGACCAGAAAATTCCAAAGTCTCCATCATCAAATTAGGTACTGAATCAAAAGATGGAACAGAATTAACC